TGGCCATTTTGGCCGGTGTGCTGATCCCGCACTTGTAATTTTTACGCCTTGATTCCCAAGGAGTTTCGCTGGATTGGCGACTAGTTGCCATTGACTCTTGTTGCACTGATCGTCCAAACAGTGCTAAAGGCTCACCCAAAAGGTGGGCCTTTTTGATTTTGAGCCCCAGCCCAGGCGATGTGGAGGTGCGGGTGGCAGCGGATGCGGTAATAACTTTTGGTCAGGTGGTAGCTTTTGGAGTGTCTATAGGCGGGGCAGCGGCCGCGGGGGCCTTTGGAATCCTCAAATGGTCCCTAGGGAGGAACATCGCAGCCATGGACGAAACAATGACCGAGATGAAAGCCGACATCAAAGACCTCTCCGCCAAGTTCGACACGCTCTACCAGCGCCAGGAAAATCTCCAATTGCAGGCCACGACGAAGGCCGATTGCGCTGTGTGCCGCAAGGACTGTCAGGACCGCGTGGCCCAGAATCAGCGCGAGATGCTCGAATGGATGCGCCGGCAGGACGACAAGCTCGATAGGATCGTGATGATGATGGCCAACGCGCACAACGGACTGGGCGGCGTCACGAATGGTCCGCCAAAGAGGGGCTGACATGGACATCACAGGACTAGGGGCCGTGTTCGACTTTGGCTCCAAGATTATCGACAAACTTTTCCCCGACAAGACCGAGGCCGAGAAACTCAAGCTCGCCATGCTGCAGCAGCAGCAGGCAGGCGAGTTCAAGGATCTCGAAATGCGCTTTTCGGCCATCGTGGCCGAGGCGCAGTCCCAGGACCCCTGGACCTCCAGGGCCCGCCCAAGCTTCATGTACGTCATGTACGCCCTGCTCCTGGCCTCCCTGCCCATGGGGGTGCTCTTCGCGTTTCAGCCCGACACTGCCCGGGCAGTGACCGATGGCGTCGGCAGGTGGCTGAACGCGCTGCCCGAGGAGCTTTGGTGGCTGTTCGGTGCGGGATACCTCGGATACAGCGGGGCCAGAACTTTTGAAAAGAGAGCCAGGAAGTAGGACATGCCCGCAGACACCAGAGGGTCGCGCAGACCGGACGAGTTTACGCCCATGCAGCTTCTCTTCATCGAGAAGTACATGCTGCATCGGTCTGCGCGTCGTGCTGCCACGGAGGCTGGGTACTCCGACGTCGACAATATGGGATGGCGGCTCCTCCAGAACAAGAAGATCGTGGACGAGATCAACCGGCGCAAGGAGGCTCAGCGGCGCCGTAACGAACTGCTGGAGGATGAGGTCCTGCAGGAGATGGCCAAGATCGCCTTTGTGGACATCACAAGCATCGTTGACTTCAACGGGTCCAGCCTCAACGTGAAGGACCTCTCCGAGATCCCGGAGCACGTCCGCCCCGCCATCAAGAAAGTTGTCTGCACCCCGAGCCAGCACGGCGACAAGGTCACCATCGAACTGCACGACAAGATCGCCGCCCTGGAGAAGCTGGGTAAGTACCTGTCCATGTGGGTGGACAAGATCGAGCAGAAGACCGTCGTGGCCTTCGAGGACCAGCTCAAGGCCCTGGCCGAGGAGCCCAGGAAGGAGATGGATTTCAGTGACCTCTGATCAGATCCTCATGCGCCTGCGGGACGACTTTCCCTTCTACGCTTCGCGCTGCCTGCGCATCAGGGCCAAGGTGGCCGTCGCGGGCCAGAAGGTCATCCCTTTCGTCTTGAACCGGGCGCAGATGTACCTGCACCAGCGGCTCGAGGATCAGAAGCGCAGGACGGGCCGTGTACGGGCTCTTTGTCTCAAAGGACGCCAGCAAGGATGCTCTACCTACATCGGGGGCCGCTATTTCCACAAGACCCAGTTCAACGCTGGCCTCAAGACCTTCATCCTGGCCCACCGCGACGACGCGACCGACAACCTGTTCAAGCAGGTCAAACGCTATTACGAGAACCTGCCCCAGGTCGTGCAGCCCTCCACGTCCTACTCGAACCGCAAGGAGCTGATCTTCGACCGGCTGGACAGCGCCTACGGCCTTGGCACCGCCGGGTCCGGGTCTGTCGGCCGCTCCGACACTATCGACCTGCTCCACGGGTCCGAGGCGGCCTTCTGGGCCAACGTGGACGAGTTGCGCACGGGCGTCCTGCAGGCCGCCGAGATGGCCCAGGAGATCGTCTTCGAGAGTACCGCGAACGGCTACGACCCTATGTTCTTCCCCATGTGGCAGGACGCCGAGGCGGGCAAGGGGCAGTACGAGGCCATCTTCATTCCCTGGTACTGGCAGGACGAGTACAGGTCCCCGGTTCCTGATGGCTTCGTTCTGGACGAGGAGGAGGCCGAGTACGCCGAGGCCTACGACCTGGATCTGGGCCAGATGGCCTGGCGCCGCAACAAGATCATTGAGCTGAAAGACCCGCTCCTCTTCAAGCAGGAATACCCGGCCACGGCCGCCGAGGCCTTCCAGGTCACGGGCACCGAGTCCTACATCTCCTCCCGGGACGCGGCCGCCGCCCGGCGCTACAAGAACTTGCGGCCAATCGGCGCCCACATCGTCGGCGTCGACCCGGCCCGCGAGGGCGAGGACCGGGCGGTCTACATCCACCGCCGCGGCCGCGTGGCCTGGGGTCTCAAGAAGGAAAACTCCTCGAACAGCATGCACATCGTCGGGCGCATCAAGGGCATCCTCGATGCCAAGGATGATCCGGTGGACATGGTCTTCATCGACCGCGGCGGTGAGGGCGGGGCCATCTATGACCGCCTGTGCGAGATGGGAGAGAAGTACGAAAAGCGCATCACCCTGGTCAATTTCGGCAGCACCCGCACCGTCTTGGAACCGGACCGGTACAAGAACAAGCGGGCCGAGATGTGGGGCCTAATGCGCGATTGGTTGAAGGACCCTAACGGCGTCGAGATCCCCGACCTGGACGAGCTTCAGGCCGACCTGACCGCGCCGACCTACAAGTACGACTCCGAGCAGAAGGTGATTCTGGAGAAGAAGGAAGACATCAAGAAGCGCGGCCTGCGCTCCCCGGACTGCGCGGACGCCCTGGCGCTGACCTTCGCCTTCCCGGTGAAGCCCGCGGAACCTCAACAGTCGAGAGCCAGGACGGACTACGACGTGCTGAACTACGGCACGCCGGCGGCCCGTATGGACTACGACGTCCTAGGGGCCTGATATGGGCGGCTACGTCTTCGAGCACAAGGACCATCTGGATAATGAGGAGCTTCTCGCGCTCTATGGGCGCTTGGAAGATGACGCAAATCTATGGAAAACCTTGTGGTACGACGGAGCGCCTGACAGCACAAACGCCTGGTTGGAGCGCATCAGGACGTGGTGGCTTGCGGCCGTATCCGCCGATGACCAAACAGTTGGCATGTTTTGGTTAAATGGGTATCAGGGCCGCACAGCGCAGATCCATTTCGCGATCTTTGAAGAGCACCGCGAGCAGGCGGTACAGATTGGAAAGGCAACGATGCGATGGCTTTCCGAGCTTGGATGGCTGCACAGCGTGTACGGGCTGACCCCGGTCACGCACCGCCACGTCTTCCCCTTCATCGAGGCCCTCGGGTTCAAAATTATGGGGAAGGTCCCCGGGGCCTGCTGGATCGAACGGAAACAGAAATATGTCGACGGCGTCTTGAGCGTCTACGACTTCAGGAGGCAAGCATGAAAATTTACGAGCGCCTCGTCATGGACTGGGACGGCAACGTCCTCGAAGAACAGGGTTTCGAGTATGAAGGCCCCGTCACCCTGTGTGGTGGCGGCGGTGGCGGCAAGGGAGGATCCACTCCCGAACCCCCGCCAACGCCCCCGAAGCCCGCTACCGAGAAGGGCACGACCGCTGCGGCCAATGAGGCTGTTGCGGATCAGGACGCCAAGCGCAAGAAGTACATGGGGCAGCAGGGCACGATCCTGACCAGCCCGCTCGGCGCTGCGCCCGCACAGGACCAGCAGGGCGGCAAGAAACTGCTCGGGCAGTAGGAGCTGAACATGGTGGACGTGAAGGAACTGTCGAACCGGCGCGAGGCGCTGACGCAGGAGCGCAGGACCTGGGAGGCCGATTGGCAGCTCCTGGCCCAGCACTTCCTGCCGCGCAAGATGCGCTCCCTGGAGCTTGAAGGCGACGTCACGAACCGGGGCGGCCTGCGCAAGGACATCCTGCGTTCGACGGGCATCCTGGCCATGCGCGACCTGGCCGCGGGGATGCACGGGGGCATGACGTCTCCGGCCCGCCCCTGGTTCCGCCTGTCCCTGCAGGACGAGGACCTGGCCGCCTTCAAGCCTGTCCGTTCTTGGCTTGATGACTGCCAGGACCGCATGCGGACCATCTTCCACCGCTCCAATTTCTACAACGTGGTCCACTCGATCTACGGGCAGCTCGGCACTTTTGGCACGGGCTTCATGTTCGAGCTGGAGGACCCCAAGGCCGGCATTCGCTTCCACCCGTTGTCCGTGGGCGAGTACGTCCTCGACATCGATGAGAACGGGCGCGTCGACACGGTTTTCCGTGCCTGTCCCATGACGACCCGGCAGCTCGTCCGCCGCTTCGGTTACGACAAGCTGCCCGATGTCGTGAAGCGCATCCACGACACGCCCACCCGGATGACCGTTGACCGCTTCATCGTGGTCCATGCGGTCTATCCGAGATCCGACCGCAACCCCGGCAAGCTCGACAGCAAGAATATGCCCTGGGCCAGCGTCTACTACTTGGAGGCCGGCGAGGGCAGCAAGAACATTTCCGGGGGCCTGCAGTACCCGCACCTCCTGGCCGAAAGCGGCTTCCGTGAGTTCCCGGGCTTCGGGCCGCGCTGGGATGTGACCGGCAACGACGTCTACGGTGACAGCCCTGGCATGGATGTCCTGGGCAACGTGCTGCAGATGCAGGCCATGGAGAGGAGCAAGCTCAAGGCCTTGCAGAAGCTGGTGGACCCGCCGATGGCTCGCCCCAGCGGGACCAAGGGTCTGTCCCTGCTCCCCGGCGCCGAGAACATCTACGACGTGAGCGGCAGCAACCAGCCCATCTACCCGATCATGAACATCCGGCCCGACACGCAAGGCGTCATGGCGGCTCTGGAGGACCTCAAGACAGAGATCAAGCAAGGTCTATATAACGACCTGTTCAAGCTCCTCATGGACTCCGACCGTCGCCAGATCACCGCCCGCGAGATCGCTGCGAAGGAAGAGGAGAAGCTGATCCTGCTCGGGCCGGTGCTGGAGCGCCTGCACGATGAGATGTTCATCCCTATGATCGACAGGACCTGGAACCTGATGATGGAGCAGAACATGCTCCCGGAGCCGCCCGAAGAGGTGCAGGGCCAGGACATCAAGGTCGAGTTCATCTCGCTTTTGGCTCAGGCCCAAAAGATGGTCGCGACCACCGCGGTCGACCAGTTCATGGGCTTTATCACCATGCACGGCCAGATCCTGCCGGATCTCCTCGACGTGGTGGACCCGGACAAGCTGGCTGACGGCTACGCCTCCTACCTTGGCCTCGAAACGGACATGCTCCGCGCCCAGGAGGACCGCGACGCCGTCCGGGACGCCAGGGCCCAGCAGATCCAGCAGGCGCAGCAGGCCGAGCAGATGGCGGCCATGCAGGCCGGGGCCAACACGGCCAAGACCATGGCCGAGACGCCCATGCAGCAGGAATCCCCGAACGCGCTTGACACCCTGCTCGGCTCCTTCGGAGGTGGCGCGTGATCGAAGACGACTTCTTCGCCGACGAGGCCAAGGCGGTCGAGCTCCGGCGCAAGGCCACCGAAGGCGTGCAGGACCAGCTCCGCTACGCCCTGGACGCCATGATGGACAACCCGAACTGCCGGACCTTCCTAGCTTGGTTGATCGACAGTTCCCGATATTTCAAGGTGAGCTACGCGAACAACGCGGACGTTTACCGGCACGAAGGCATGCGGCAGATAGGCGCGGCCGTGGTCGAGCTTCTCCTCGAAGCGAGGCCCGACGCCCTGGCCGTCCTCAAACAACACGGCAAGGAGAATTTCCATGGCTGACGAACTGAACACTGGCGCCAACGATAACACGGGCGCGGCTGGTGGCGAGGGCGCGGCACCGGAGAATACCGGAGCGCAGACGCTCCTCGGCGGCGATCCTGGCGTTCAGGATCAGAAGCCCGAGGGGCAGACGGAAGTAAAGGCGGAAGAGCAGAAGCCTGCAGGGGCCCCCGAGGCTTACGCGGACTTCACATTCCCCGAAGGCATCGAGATCGACAAGGCCCAGCTCGATGCTGCGAAGGCCCAGTTCAAGGAAGCGGGCTACACGCAGGAGCAGGCCCAGAAGGCCATCGATCTGCACATCAAGGGCATGCAGGAGCAGCAGGAGATCTTCCTGCAGGAGCGCAAGAACTGGGTGAACGAGATCAAGGCCGACAAGGAGTTCGGCGGCGACAAGTTCGACACCACGGTCAAAGGCGCCCAGCTCGCCCTGCGCAAGTTCGACGCAGACGGGAAGATGGTCGAGTTGCTCGAAACTTCCGGCTTCGGAGACCACCCCGGCGTGATCAAGTTCCTGGCCCGCATCCATGCGGCCATGGGCGAGGACAAGGTCTTCGATGATCGCGACCGTGCGAAAACCGACAGCAGGCCCCTGCACGAACGTCTCTACGGAGCGGACGGGATGGGACCGTCAAACCCCCAATAGTATAGGAGATTTACACCATGGCTGACACTCTCGTTCGTACCCTGGCCGAGTGGGGGCAGTTCTTCAAAGAGAACGGCCAGCCCCACGATGTGATCGAGCTGATGGATCAGGACAATTCCATCAACGACGACATCCCCTGGATGGAAGCCAACAGCGAAGACGGCCACAAGTCCGTCATCCGCACCTCGCTGCCCACCGTCTACTGGCGCCGCCTGTACCAGGGCGTGCCGTACAGCAAGACCGGCGTGTCGCAGGTCAAGGACGCCTGTGCCCTGATGGAAGCCCGCAACAACATCGACAAGAAGCTCCTCGACCTTCACGGCTCCCAGGCTGCCGCCTACCGCGCCCAGGAAGACCGCGGGTTCCTTGAGGCCTTCCGCCAGAAGCTGGCCACCACGTTGTTCTACGG